GTCGCATTCGTGCGTATCATGTTGCTTACGTTCGAACAAATTGTGAATGCATTCGAACAAGATGTGAAGAATAAGTAATTAGATAAAGTAAAGGGGCTTGCCATCCCGCAAAGAAGAGCAAGCCCCCCGCATTGTCCACACCTCAGGAGGTGCAGTATGTAGTCTACTACTAACCCCTTTCTTCGCCACGAGCCTTGTCGATTAGACCGAATGCGTTCGCAAATCCAAAATGCTTGGCAAGAGTATCAATATCCTCAGTGGTCCAAGGTTGTAAGCCTTTAACTCTGGCGGATACGTAGCTCTGGGATCTGCCAAGGATTGCCCCGACTTGTTCCTGGGACATCCCTTCGCCTTCGATGAGGCTTCGTGTGGTTTCGGCAATTACTTTCGTTGTAGCGCTCATCGGCGCTAACTCATTGTTTCTAACCACATCACCCAGCCTAACGCATTTGCGTTAATTGTGCAACATGTGTTTCACATGTTCAGGAAAACAAAGGCACTACTCCGCGACACGCCCAACGCATATGCGTTGACAGATAGTGCAACAACAGGTACATTTTAACTATCAGCTACCGCATATGCGGTAAGAAAGGAGAAGGTCAAATGGCATCATTCCAAGAGGCAATCTCATCCGCTGTGAAGACTCAAGCAACACGACGCGGCCTTGCTTATAAGGACATTGCATCGACGATGCAAATCAGCAGAAGCAACTTCTGGCGTCATTTATCAAATAAGCAATTGTGGAACTCCGACGATTTTGAAAAACTCGCGGCAGCTCTAGGTCTTCATAACTCATGGGAATTGCTGCGACTCGCACAGAATGAGCAAGAGCTTGCTTCATCTCAGGAGCGTACGGCATGACTTCTGAGATTGTTATCAACGAGGGCGCTGCTCGGCGTATCACCGAACGTATCTGCATTCTTCTTGATTCCGTGGCGGGTCAGATGGATAGGCTCGCTCACGCCGTGCAGGATGCCTATGCGAAGCGCGTTGACCAGGTTCTCGGATACGACTCCTGGGCCGACTATGCGGAACACGAGTTCGGACCTCACACAACGAATCTTGCAGCACCGATCCGACGTGAACTTGTGAACCATCTTTCCGAGGCCGGCATGAGCACAAGAGCGCAGGCACCAGTACTTGGCGTCAGCAACTACACAGTTTCAAAAGATAGGCAGATAGGTGTTAGCCAAGCTAACACCTCATCACCTGAGTCTTCTGATTATTCTGTTTCCACGCCGGACTATGAGGATGATATGAAGCTCAGTCCGATTGTCACTGTGGAGCATCACGACATCGTGGAGCCGGTTAACCCGGACACAGGCGAGATTCTTGACAGCCCTGAGCCGAAGACGGTGACCGGGCTGGACGGGAAGCAATACAGGGTTCCCGAACGCCAGAACGTGAAGCCTCGCCGCACGCCCATTACCGAACGGTTCACCAGTCGAACCGTGGAACTTATCAAACTTGTCGACTCGTTCACCCGCCTGGTAGGGGATGACCGTTTCGACGCCAACAGACAAAATATCGCCGACACGAATGCCAGCGATATCAAGCGAGCCATCGAAGCGTTGTCCGAAGTCTTCGACGCTCTTAACAACCAATAAGGAGTACAACCTCATGACTAAGAATACCCAAACCGGTCTGAACGTGCAAGCCGTGCAGCTCACCCCGAAGATGGCGAACGAACTGCTCGCCCGCAACACCCATAACAGGAACGTGTCCCAGGCCAGGGTCGATGTGTGGACTGAAGCCATGAAGCGCGGTGAATGGCGGATGAACGGGGAGGCCATCAAGATCAGCGGCGACGGCACCATCCTCGACGGGCAACACCGGTTGTACGCGGTCGTCAAGTCAGGTGTCACCATCCCCATCCTGATCATCACCGGACTGCCCAGGCAATCGCAGGAGACCATGGACACCGGCAAGAGCCGCAAGCTCGCCGACGTGCTCACCCTCAGGGGTGAGAAGAACACCGCCCTGCTCGCCGCCGTCGTCACGGGCCTCGCCCGCTACGAGCGTTGGGGCGTGCAGGCAGCGTTCCTTTCCACCAACAGCTACCCCGTGACCAACGGGCAGGCACTCGCCTGGCTGGAGGACCACCCCGACGTGCATGACAGTGTGAACGTCGCGCGTTCGGTGGGCAGCCACGCGTCCGCTCCGGGAAAGATCATCGGCATCCTCCACTACCGGTTCACCCATATCAACGTCGAGGACGGGGAGGATTTCTTCGACAAGCTCGACACCGGTGCCGGCATGGAGCAGGGCCATCCGATCCTCGCGCTGCGCAAGCAGTTGAAACTCATCCACGACGACCCGATGCAGGGCTACAACCCGCAGCGCGTCAGCGGTCTGATCATCAAGGCGTGGAACAAGTACCGCGATGGCGACATGGATGTGAAACTCCTCAGGTTCACAGTCGGCGGCGCTCACCCGGAACGCATCCCAGAAGCACGATGAAAGGAATCAGCATGAACTCTATAACCCAGTTTTCTTCTTTGGAGCGTGCGGCATGATTGTTCTTATATCCATCATCAGCGTCTGTTGCGCAGCTGTCAGTGTCACTGTGATGATGCGCGAGGTTTTTGGAGTAGGTCTTTCGCCTCTTTTTTGCGAAGGCTCTTCCAGGACCAAGGAACGTGGTGGAGAAGAAAATGGCCCAGAGTGGATCTATACAGCCAGAGCAGCGGCTTTGAGTGTTCGAAATGATACAAAAACGCGGGAACATATCTATTCTGATCTCTCTCTCGCAGCGGCTGCGCAGGGAGTGGCGTCTCTTCGCCCTGCAGGACGAAACTGCTCAGGAGATGCTGATTCAGCCGGGTTGGAGGTGTAATCCAATGGACATCGAGGCTTATGGACGAGTGGTCCTTTCGAGTATCCCAGATGAGTATATATATGGAATCTCCGTTTCCCATGAATCCACGCACGCTCATCTCTCCGACGCTTGACTCGGGTTCACCTGCTCTGTAACGCCCGTACATCAACGTCGCGCATCCCGTACTGCTGACTTTGACGTTAAAGGCATCACCATCACCTGTATTGACGAGTTCGAAAATATAATCCGGCTCCGAAAGCTCGCGGGTGGAAAGCACAGCTGAAAGTCCATAGATAGCTTCAGATAGTTGGGTCCCTTCCGGAACGAAATTGCGAAGCAACGTCCAGTTGGCTTCCGGCTTTCGATGCAATGGAACCCAGATTGTCACAACCATTGAAACTACAGCGATCACGGCGCTCGCAAGCGATATCCAGACGTTCACATTCATATTCAACATTTTCCCATAAATAAAAAGCCCCGGTGCAACGGGGCTTCGAATGAAAGGTAAGTAATGAACAGTCTAATCAAACCCTTCGATTTCAAGGGTACAGCAGTTCGGGCACTATCGGATAAGGAAGGTAACCCGTGGCTAATCGCCAAGGACGTGTGCGATGTGCTCGGACTCAACAACGTCACCGAAGCACTCCGATCGCTCGACGACGACGAAAAAACAAACATCAGTAATTCTGAAGTTTGGAATAAGCCGGGTCGTGATCCGTTCATCATCAGCGAGGCTGGCTTCTACAAGCTGGTGATGCGCTCGAGGAAGCAGGAAGCGAAGGAGTTCCAGCGTTGGGTGACGCATGAGGTGTTGCCGTCGATTCGTCGTCATGGTGTGTTCATGACCGAGCAGGTGATTGAGCGCACTCTTTCTGATCCTGATTATCTGATTCGTCTGGCCACCCAGCTCAAGGAGCAGAAGGCATTGATTGCCGAGCAGGAGCAGGTGTTGGTTTCGCAGGCTCCGAAGGTGCTGTTCGCCGATGCGGTCAATGCTTCGCAGACGTCGATTCTCGTCGGGCAGCTCGCGAAGATCATCCAGCAGAACGGCGTGCCGATGGGGCAGCGACGTTTGTTCGCCTGGCTTCGTGAACGCCATTACCTGTCGAGCCGTAAGGGCGAGGACTACAACATGCCGTTGCAGAAGTACATCGAGCAGGGCCTGTTCGAGATCAAGGAGTCAACGCATACGAATCCTGATGGCGTCACGTTCACCACACGCACGGTAAAAGTCACCGGTAAGGGCCAGCAGTATTTCGTCAACAAGTTCCTTGGTGACAAGGGCATCGGGAAGGCGGCGTGAACATGAAATTCGTCAAGGATCTTAACGGTGGGTATCGGAAACCGTCAAAGTGGCAAAGGATCGGTGAGCAACTCAGGGACCACCCGAATCTCTGGGGTGAGGTAACGGTGAAATCCAGCAGACGGACGGCCTACTCCACGGTTTCCAATATCCGGAACAGGACTGTCAACCTGGGACCTGGGAAATACGAGGCTAGGGCGCAACAGCAAGGGCCCAGCAAATACGCCGTGTATGTGCGATTCGTTCCCGATACGGATAAGGCGGCGTGTCATGAGTCCGATTGAGGAATTGAAGTACAAGGAGTGGTGGACTGCTGCGGATGCGGCTCGTGTTCTGAACATTGATTACAAGGTCGTCAGGGATGCTTTCAACAATCGTGATGTTGTCGTCAGATACCCCGGATCGTCGCGTGCGAAGGCGAGTGCGGACGAGTTGAGGGAGTGGGCCAAACATGCTCCGTTGACGCCTGGGGGTGAGTGGATTGACTGACCGTAGTTTGCCTCTTGATTTTGAGCGTTTGGACCCGCGCACGTTGCAACTGATTCGTCTGTGGGAGGTGTCTCATGTCGTTGATCACGAGCGGTGGGGTGCGTAACCAGAGGTTGCGGACGGTGCGCCGGTTCGGCTGGTTTGGTGCGGATTTGTATGACGCGGACGAGGTTGACGCGCTGTTGGATGACAGGGTGATTCCCACGTTGGAAGCGCATGAATCCGGGTTGATTGAAAGATTTGGAAGGAACTGGAAATGAGGCGGCCTGTGTTGAAGTCGAATGAGGTGTTTGAGGTGGTGCGTTTCCTTCAGCGTACGAGGGCGGAGCGTGAGGCGGCGTGGCTGGCTCAGCGTGGTCTGGGTGTTGGTGGTTCGGATATGTCCACGATTCTGGGCGTGAACAAATATCAGACGCCGTACTCGTTGTGGTTGGAGAAGACGGGTCGTGCCGAGCATGAGGATATCTCGGGTCGGTGGCCGGTCATCAAGGGCAACGTGCTGGAGGGTGAGCTGCGCCGGTGGTTCCGCCGACGCTATCCGGCGATGTCGTTGACGGATGGCACGGACATGAGCCTGGTCTCTAAGGCGCATCCGTGCATGCGTGCCTCGTTGGATGGTGTGCTGTGGGACGAGGACCGCGGGTTCGGTGTCCTGGAATGCAAGACCGCTTCCGCCTACCGTGCAGCTGACTGGCATGACGTGGACGGCGGTCTGAAGGCCCCCGCCTATTACATGGCGCAGGTGACGCATTACCTCGCGGTGACGGGCTGGACGTACGGGTGTTTCGTGGCGGATATCGGCGAATCGGAGCCGGTGGAGGTGTGGTTCGAACGCGACGAGGACGACATCACTGCCGTGGTCGACGCGGCTGAATCGTTCTGGGGGTTCATTCAACGCGACGAACCGCCCGAACTGACCGGCATGGACGTGGATGCGCTCTACCCGCAGGATGACGGCGACATCGAGCTTATTGACAGTGACCAGTTCAAAGAGATGTCGGCTACCTATCTCAGGCTTTCGAACCAGTTGGCAAGCCTCAAAGCTCAAAAAGAGAAGGTCGGGCAGGATCTCAAGGTTTTCATCGGGGAGCACAAGGGACTCAAATCGGGTCGCTGGCAAGCGACCTATACGACCACCCATTACAAGGAATCGGTCAGACAAGCGTATGACGCGCGCAGGCTGCACGTCGTGGAAGTCAAGGAGCAGTAATTATGGGAGAACTCGCACAGGCGACGCAGGGCAGGCAGATGGTGCAGGCCCGCCCGCAGGACAGGTTGAAGGACATGCTGATGAAGTCATGGCCGCGCATCAAGGCGGTCATCGGCAACAACATGAGCGGGGAGCGTCTCTACCAGTTGTGTGTCAGCACGATCAACAAGGAGCCGAAACTGGCCGAATGCTCGCCGGAAAGCGTGTTGAGCTGCTTCATGAAATGCTCCGCGTTGGGATTGGAACCGTCCGCGGTGGACGGGCTTGGACGCGCGTACATCCTCCCCTTTGGCAACAAGAATTCACGTACCGGTGAGAAAGACGCCACATTCATCATCGGATATAAAGGCATCATCGACCTGGCGCGGCGTTCGGGAGAGTTGAAAAGCATCCACGCTCAAGCCGTGTATCAGGGTGATGATTTTGATGCTTGGGAGGATGAGACTGGACAGCATTTCAGATTTCATGCAGCTCGCGGCGCTGATCACTCGGAGAAGACCTTAACGGACGTGTTTGTAAACGTTCAACTTGTTAACGGCGGGTTTGTGTTCGAGCATATGACGAAACAAGAAGTTGATCAGATCCGTCGGCGTTCTAAGTCAGCGAATAATGGGCCGTGGGTCTCGGACTATGAGGCCATGGCGAAGAAGACCGTCATACGTCGAGTGTTCCCGAATCTGCCTGTGAGTGTGAACGCGGCATCGGCGGTCGGTGCGGACGAGACCACACCGGATTATTCCGACATTTTCCACCCGGTGATCGACGCCAACAAGACCCCGCAGATCGAAGCGGCACAACAGGCCGCACCCGACGAGGAGGCCGCATCATGCGTAGTCGAGTGATTAATGCTGATTTCCGTGAGTTCGATCATTTTGATGTGGGGGTGTTCGATCTGTTGCTGTCGGATATACCGTATGCGTTGGGTGGTAGCGCGTATGGCAGCAACCCCATGTGGTATGTGGGTGGGGACAATGCGAACGGCGAGAGCCGGTTGGCGGCGCAACCGTTTTTCTCGACCGATCAGGAGTTCGATTTGGGAGCGTATGCGGACGTGTGCGCCCAACTGTTGAAGCCCGCTTCGGGCAAACCCAAGACGGATGGGTGCGTGATCACGTTCTGCAGTTTCGAACAGCAGGTGCCGTTGATCGACGCGATGCGCAGGAACGGGTTCAAGGGGTACATGCCGTTGGTGTTCACGAAGCGCAGTAGTGCGCAAGCGTTGAAGGCAAACATGCGGTATTGCGGTGCGGTCGAGTATGCGATTGTGTCTTACAGGGCGCATCTGCCCTTGTTTTGTAACGGTGGGCGGATGGTGTTGAACTGGATGCCGTTCGGCAGGTCATACGAAGCCAAGATACATCCCACGCAGAAACCGCAGACCCTGATCGAGGATCTGATTCTGCTGCACACCCTGCCGGGGATGAGGGTGTGCGATCTGACCTGCGGCAGCGGCACGACAGTATGCGCGGCGAAACGATTGGGCCGTGAGGGCGTGGGTTTTGAGATCGACCCGAAATTCGCTGCCTCCGCGATGGAGCGTGTTACACGGCAGCCAATCGTGCAGGACCTCCTGGAAATGGAGGCCGCATTATGAGTGACGACACTATCAACACGATCTGGTTCGTGCTCATGTTTCTGCTGCTGATCGTTTCCTGCGCTATGGCGTTCCTGAGTTTCATCTGGCTCATCTTCGCGGCCGCGTCGGGCACGGGGCTCATGCCCTGGCTGGCCGTATTCCCGTTGAGTCTGGTGGGCGTGTGGGTTTCCGCAAGGCAGGTGGAGTTATGACGGTGGATGTTCCCATTCTGCATGGTGCGGTGCATGAATGTGAATTCTGCCATCACCCAGATGTCGGCCAGGATCGCTGTCCTCACGCGATGGATAACAAATACCCGTGCAAAAACCGTAAACCTCGCCCGGTCAAGGGCAACAACCCGTACATGAATCGTAGAAAGAGAAGATAATGCTTAATGGTATTCCGAGCCTAATTATCGGCAATCTGGGGCGTGATCCCGAATTCCAGCAGGTCAATGGCAAGCAGATCGCGCGCATCAGTATCGGTGTCACACCGAGAGTGAAGAAGCAGGGCCAGTGGCAGGATGCGCCGGTCCTGTGGTATCGGGTCACGGTGTGGGACACGTATCTGGCGGAGCATGTGCTCAACAGCCTGCACAAGGGCGACCGTGTATTCGCCTATGGCGTGGTCACGTCCGACGAGTACCAGGGCAAAACCAATCTTGACATGAGCGCGGACATCGTGGGCGTGCCCCTGGATCGCAACGATCTGACCATCATCCCCAGACAGCAGGGCGGTGCAAGACAGCAACCGCAATCCTCGTACCAGCAGCCACAGCAGCGTGCTTCGCAGCAGCAATCTGACCCGTGGGGAGGCAGTGATGATTCTCCCGAGTTCTGACCATTACGTGTATCCGGCTGAGACGCCTCCCGAATACGGCAAATGCCCCTGTGGAGATGATCTCAACGCTCAGCATCATTGCATGAGTGGCGTGAACCATTATCTAGATGAGTACTGGGAGCAGGCATGAGGACCATTGAATTGACCATAGACATCACGGCTTCGAACTGGATCACCGAGAACGGCGCGCACGGCTCGTATTGGACGTTGAACAGGAAACGACGCGCGTTGAAGGAGATCGGCTACCTGCGTTGTCTGAACACGGCCAGAGGCGTGCATTTCAAACGGGCGCACGTGACAGCCTACGTGCAATACCCGTCCAACAACAGGGCCGACCCGACGAACGCGGCACCAAGCGCGAAACCCATCATCGACGGGTTCACCAGCGCCGGACTCTGGGTTGACGACGATTCCAAACACGTCATCGGCCCTGACTTCCGCAGGGAAGAGGGACAAACAGGCGTCAAGGGGCTGCACCGCATCCGGTTCGTCATCGAGGAGGAGTCATGACACAGGCGGCGGGTCTTGATCCTGGTGTGAGGATGCTCGCGGAGTGGCTGCGTGAACCGGCATCGGAGCGCCGGTCGGTGCAGCGTATCCGTGAACTGGATGGTTTCGGCGGGTTCAGCATCCCCGAGGATCTGACAGGCAGACGGTTCGGGATGTTCACCGTGCTTGGTGATCCCGAACCCGACCCGGGCCACGGGTTGACATGGCTGTGCGAATGCGACTGCGGCCAACAACGTCGGGTCAGGCAATGGAATCTCACGGCAGGCAGGAGCCTATCCTGCGGCTGCCAACGAGGCAAACACAAGCGAAAAGGAAAGCAGTCATGACACAGGAATACACACCAACCGATAACGGGATTGCGCAGTATGCGACACGAGGGATGAGCGATATTGGCGTCTGCTCTTACGGAGAGGCAAAGCGCAGATGGAGTCGTTGGCTTGCCGCTCATGATGCTCAGATACGAGCAGAGGCGCGGGATGAATGGTATACGAGTGGTTGTATGGATGGTGTCAAATCTTCGGACATTCAGGAAGCCTACGAACAGGGTCGTACCGCTGAGCCTACCGAAGCGGAGATCGAGGCTGGTGCCGTGTCGTTGGCTGAAATCTTGAATTCCCTCTCTCTTGGCAACGAAAAATATTCAGGAATCACAGTAGGACAGGTGGTTAGGGAATTGTTCGCTGCTGCTCGTAAGGCGGTGAAGTTATGAGTAGTGTTCCATGTTCCCGTTGTGGCGTGATGGTGGATACCGCGCCTGCTGAGGGTGTCACGTTCCGTACTCGTATCACGGAGTATTCGGTTCTGAGATGGAGCAGGGTGCGGTGGCTGTGGCTTCCCAAGGATGCTCGTGATCGTATTGATGGTTCCTATACGGACTTCACGCTGTGCAAGGCGTGTGCGGGTGAGGTGCTGGACTTCGTGCAAGGAAGGGCGGTGAAGGAATGAGTGAGAGTGCTATTCAACGCTGTTCCCTGCCTCGTGCCTCGAAGTTCGGCGGCCATGTGGCCAGGTGTCCTGACTGTGGTCAGTGGTGGCGTGAGCGATGGCACGGGTCAGCTTGCTTCGACTGCTGTTACAGCAGTTGGGAGCGCGTCGGCTGGCTTCGGCTTCACACGCAGTACAGGGCGCAATACAAGCATTGGAAAGGAGGCGGTGAGGGTGAGGATACGCAATATCAAACCGGAGTTCTGGCGCAGTGATGATATAGCGTCACTGGACGTTTTCGAACGGCTGTTGTTCGTCGGCCTGTGGTCGTACGTGGATGACAATGGGGTTGGAAGATACCACCTGATTGACATCTGTGCTGATCTGTTCGCGCAAGACCTCGCCGGAGACCCTCGGGAGACTCTACGGAGACTCTCCGAAGGTTTGGGCGTGCTTGCTGAGCGTGGGTTGATACAGATGTACGAGGCAGATGGAGGCAAATACATCTATATCACCAACTGGGAAAGGCACCAGAAGGTGCATAACCCGAACAAACCTCGTTATCCGCGTCCTTCCAACGATTCTCAGCCTATGCTTTTCGATTCTCCCGAGACCCTCGGTATAAGTACGGAGACCCTCGGTACTGGGTCAGGGGGTCAGAGGGACAGGGGGACAGAGGGTCAGAGTAAAAACATTCCCGCGAAACAAGTTTCACGGTCTCCCGCATATTCCGATGATTTTGAAATCTTCTGGAAGACCTACCCAAGCTTCCGACGCAAGGAAAAACCAAAAGCATGGGCGGAATGGAAGAAAGCAATCAACAGAGCGCCGGTCGGACAGATCATCAGCGGGTTGCAAGCGTACCTGACCGGAGATGTGACCTACGCGCCCTACCCAGCGAAGTGGTTGAAACTCGACTCGTGGAATGACGGGCCGGACATCAGTCAGCGAATGCAGTCGAGCAGGATCGTCACTCGGACGCAGAAGGCTCAGGCCGAGTGGGATGAGGATCGTCGTATCCGTGCCGAGATCCAGGCCGAGGAACAGCGGGGAGGTGGTCGCCTTGCTCTCACCGACTGACGCATGGGATCTGATGACCGCCATCAAGCATCTCGACCACAGGAGCGTGACCAGGGATGACGCGATCCTGTTCGCCCAGATCGTCAACGACGCGTGCGCCCCGACCTTGAAGGAGTGTCTCGCGGCGGTGGCGCAATGGTTCGGCACTCACCACGATTTCGGCATGATCCAACCAGGCGATGTCGCGGACATCGTGAAACGCAACCGTCCCGCCGCCAGGCTCACCAGGAACGAGATCGACACCGCGCTCATCAACGCCGGGCTCGAGGGCGACGAACTGTGGCTGGCCTCGCGTGAGATCCCCACGCTCGTCAACCAGGGCGTCCCGTTCACCCAGGCCATCGCCCGCATGGCCACCAAGTGGCGGGGTCATGAACTCGAAGTCCCCGAGCGTAAACCCCGCAAGCACATCGGACGGCACTTCGCAGGCCGCATGAACCGCATGAACCTACACGACGTTTTAGGAGAAACATCATGACCAACCACATCGAACAAGCCAAGGAAATCCTGTCTGACATCTCTCATGACGAATTGATGGGGGTAGTCCAAGGGGAGATCGAATTGGCAAAAGCCAATGCTCTAATCGCTATTGCTGAGCAGTTGCGGATAGCGAACCTGATCGGATTGAACCAGGAGGCCCGCGTCAACAGCCCGGTCGTCCGGAGCCTGTACCAGGTGGACGATTCGCAGTTCGGGTCGATGGTCAAAGGGTTGCAGCCCGACATCGCCGAGGCACTGGGATTTGGTGGCGGTTCGGATGACTAAACGCAATAACAGCCCTCAGAACGGCCCGGTAGATGTCAATACCGATAAGGATAGCCATTCACGCTCCCAAGAGCAGGAGACCCCCAAAGAAATCGTCGTAGGGGCATATACGAGCGCCTTGGAAGATCTGAAAACTGACTGTGAATCGGCTTCGTGAAAGTACAAAAGAGGAGGAGGAATCATGAACCATATCGAAGAAACCAAAAAGTTCTTCAACTCAATCAAAGGCGGGTACCGCCCCAACCCCGAGGATGAGGCCGAAGTGCATGCGCTCATCGCCATAGCCGAGCAGCTGCGCATAGCCAACCTCATACGGCTCGGCATTCTGACGGTTGACGAAATGCCTGAGACCGGTGAACGTGGTCTGATTTTTGACCGTATTGACGACACTACCAAAACCGATGCCATTGCTGAGACCCTGGGAATCAAGGAGGAATCATGATACGCGATCTCGGAGCCGCATCCAAGCGGTTCGTTGAGGGGCACGGAATTGGCGAGGTGGCGCTCGGAGGCGAGGAGGAATACCTGGGGCAGCTGCAGGTCGCATTCCAGGCCGGTGCATTCTGGGCGACTAGGCATAGGCCTGACCATGACCAGCAAGTGGCTGACGTGGACGTGATTCTCAAAGGCCTTGGGTTTGGCATTCTGACGACTGAGCAAAGTCAGGTCGATGCGCACATACGGTACGCTGCGGTGGAGATAGTCGATGCTCTTCCACTCTCGGACGGCAAGGAGGAAGCATGAGCATCTTTCAGCCATCGTTCGATGGAATCACACCGGTGACGGATATCGAATTGGATCGGGCTTTCGACGTTTACGAAACCGATGAGAAATACCTGGAGATGGTCGGCAGAGCGAACGCGATATCCGACTACCAGCCGCGGCAGGAAGCACTCAAACAAGCCTCAAGATACGCACTGCGAAAAGCAATCAACAACATCCTGAAAGGACGAGAATCATGAGCATGGATCCGGTTAACCATCCATCCCACTACACGAGTACCCGATTCCCGTTCGAATGCATCGATATCACTGCGTGTATGGATTTCTGCACGGGCAACATGGTCAAATACGTGTGGCGGCACCTCGACAAAGGCAAACCTGTCGAGGATCTGAAGAAGGCACGCTTCTACCTCAATTACGAATTGGGATACACCAACGGTCGAATCGTCTGGACCGTATCGCCCGCTATGTACGACAAACTCCATGCGCTTGCCGACCCATCCAACCACTATGACTACCAGCCATTCTGGTCCGCACTGTTCGACTGGGATGTGCAAGCCTTGCGCAACTGGCTCGACCAAGAGATTGCACAACTGGAGGCACAAGCATGAGCAAGCGTAACGAAACCCGATACGACGAGGCGCAGGATGCCATGCGCGATGGTGCGGACGATGAGCAGATACGCCGCGACTACGGGTTCAATCGACAGGTCATCGCCGGGCTACGCGCAGCACTAGCAGACAAGGGGCCAACATGGTGAGCACGATCGTCGGCTGCGCATTGTGTGGTGCTGATACTGCGGGAACTCTGGTGTGTGGCAAGTGCATGGTGGAACTCTCGCACATGTTGCACCATTTGGCTGTGCGCCTGCCTGACCTGCGTCAGATCGCGGCGAAGAAGGCGAGCGTCATGGTGCGCGAGAGCAGTCATGGCTCACGAACCGTCGCGCCAATCCCGGTCAACGTGGGAGCATGGCAATTACAGCAGAATCTCATAGAATACGCCGTGACGCTCGGAAAAGCATTGGGACTACGCTTTGTCCGGGTGAACGCTGAAAGCCTGCTCAGCGTGGCCTCACGACGCTCACAGAGACTCATGAGCCGAAACGACGCGGTGCAGATCTACAAGCTCGCAGAAACAGCCGTGCATCGACTCGACAAACAGTTCGAACCACCCGCCTACCGCATCCTCATCGGACAATGCGACCACTGCGGCAACGACATCTGGTCAAGCGAGGAAGACCTGGCAGCAGGATGGCAGCCATGCACCTGCGGGCATACGGTCAACATCCACCAAGTGCAAGAGCAACGCATGTACAGACTCGCACTCTCAGGAGCACAAGGCACCGCAGCAGCGTTAAGCAAACTGTTGAAAGGATGCGGTGTTGATATCAAACGCAAAACGATCAACGAATGGAGACGACGCCAGGTATTGAAGCCGATTGGGCATCAGGACGGCACCCCCGTGTACCTGCTCTGGGACGTTTGGGCAGCGGCAAACCGGTAACTGTGGCCAATACTTGCATTCGCCAACTGTGGCCATCATAATAAATACGATTGATTATTTTCATATGCGGGGCTCGGGAGCAATCTCGGGCCCTTCGTTATTCTTGCCGTCATATAGCGGGCGGCAACATATTTGCAGCACTGCTCCTCGGATGATTGCTTATCATTCACGCATCAGGCTGCACGTCGAGTCAGCAGGTTTTCAAACGTTCGCCGTTCCTCAGCTGACATTCACAGACGGTAAAAACGGTGAACACATAATTCTTTCCGCACTGCTCCTCGACCGGTTGTCGACACGTGCTCCTTGGCCAGGAGCATTCCGGTCATGCATAAGGCGGAAAGACTCCTCTGTAGCTCAACGGTAGAGCACGTAGTATCAGTACGCCGGAGCGGGTTCGACTCCCGCCAGAGGAACTACGGTTCTCGCGTATCAGGGATTAAAGCTGGGTTCCCGAATGGGAGTAGATCTTCGGATTGAGAATTCCTTTGCACCCAAGTGAGAACCAACACTTGCCTGGTGGTCTTACAACCTTTCACCACCAGGCACCACACTTGCCCTGCCTCGCCACAATCCCACAGCCCACACAGGCAGACGAGAGCAGGGCAACACCACTTGGAGGCGAGCGCATGGCAGCTACGAAGCGCGTCAGCACGCGAGCATTCCAGAAGCAACGCGATCAGTTCTTCGCGCAAGGACAACGCGAGAACGCACCATGCTGGCTATGCGGACAGCCCATCGACTACTCAGCAAAGCCCGGCACTACTGATGACTCACACGAACTCGACCACTACGTTCCCGTATCGGTAGACCCGACAATGCAATACGACCCTGCGAACTTCAGGCACGCGCACAAGATATGCAACGTGCTACGAAGCAACAAGCCACCAAAGCTCAGCCTCGGCATACACAGCAGACAATGGTACTAAGGATTGCGATAATGAACAGACAGCTTTTCCTTGCTATCAATGGTGACACGACAGCCACACTCACCATTGATGACACGGATAAACCGAACAAGGTTGTCGACATCCACTTGCAAGGCCGCGACATAACAGGCACCGACCTGCGGAGCATACGAATACACGAACTTCTGCAACAAGCGATGCCGGAGATGAAAGTAACGAAACCCGAAGGCCGAGCGAAACTCACTGAAGACTTCCTGAGAGAAGTAGCAGACATATACAACACCGCAATAGACAACGGTCTTAAACCTGTCGTTGAAGTGTCAAAAGCTTATGCGATAAGTACAAGAACAGCATCGTATTGGATCAAACACTGCAAGAAAAAGAATCTTGTGAAAAAATTCTACCCTCACAAAGGGGATAGGGGGCGTTGAAATCGCTGGAGACCTGTTCGCCGGCTTACTTCCCGCGTGCGAGTGTTCCCCTCCCCCCGATGTTTTTGATAGGGGTCGCGCGCGAGACGGGTGGGAGGTGCATTCATGGCGGCTAGGTTTGAGTTGCTGAGCGTGGCTGACGCTTTTGAACGGTCGCTGCGCAATGCTCCCGGCTTGTCGGCGAAGGATTCGGCTCTGGTGGCTGCTTCGAGAGTGCTTGCGAAACGCATTGACCTTATTGCAGATGATGGTTTCATCGACCAGAATGGGAAACTGGATAATGTGACGGTCCCTACGTTCCTGAAGTATTTGCAGGCGCTTGGCATGACGGTTGATGTCGTACAAAAAGCGCCCGCGAAGGCTAAAAGCGGCTCGCAAACCGATATGCTCGCCGAATTCCGGCGCGACCATCGGCAGACAATCTAATCACATTTGTTGCAACCACTGAATTGCATATAAACCGAGGAAAAGAACGATTACCGATAATGCAATTCCTGTTACTGCGATGCCCATTCCACGTCTTACACCTGTAGCGCGGCATGATATAGCGCCGACTATTGAACAGATAAAGGCAACGATTGTTGCAAAATTACCGAGAATTGCGAAGATTCCTGCTCCACGTATTGCTACAGCCACCATCACCATCAGGAACGCAATGATGCTGAGTATGAGTCCGGTGATGGCGCTTGTGGACATTGGTTTCCTGTTTGCTGGCGCGGTGGTTTGCACCGGTATTTGTTGTGGTTGCATGTTGCTCTCTTCGTTCAAGGTGGTGGTTCCATGTCTTCTCAGCGGTTCGGGAATATGGAGCCTCGCATTTGGACCCGTCCTTTACGGAAGCTTACTCCTGAGACTTCTCTTGGTTTCGAGGTCATTGATTTCGCACGTGCGATCTTGGGTATTGAGCTTCGTCCGTGGCAGCAGTGGTTGTTGAAGCATGCGTTGGAGCTGATGCCTGACGGGTCGTATCGTTTCCGTCGCGTGATTGTTCTTGTCGCTCGCCAGAATGGCAAGACGATGCTGGCGAGTGTCCTCGCCTGCTGGTGGCTCCTGGTTGACTCGTTGCGTCATCCCGAGCGTGTGCCGCCCGTTAAATTTAAAATCGTCGGTACTGCCCAGAATCTGGATATCGCGCGTGAACCTTGGGCGCAGGTGAAGATGTGGTGTGATCCTGAGCCTGATACCGAGGAGGCTGAGGATCTGGCGGTTCCTGCCTTGCAGGGGAATACCGCGAAGGTTTCGGACACGAACGGCAAGGAGTATATCCAGTCGAAGAAGCTTGCCCAGTATGAGATTCGGGCGGCGAAGAATGCTCGCGGCAAGCCTGCCGCCCGCGTGCTGATGGATGAGCTTCGTGAGCAGCAGACATGGGTGGCGTGGAATGCGACCTCACAGACCACGAAGAGCTTCTGGAGCGGGCAGTTGTGGGGTATATCCAATGCGGGGGATGGGACCAGCGTGGTGTTGAAGGCGCAGCGTGACGCTGGCATCACTCAGATCGCCGAGTGGGACAAGTATGTGGAGGCCGGTCTGCAGGGTGCCGAGGAGTATGCGAATTCCCATGATGTGAGTATCGGATTGTTCGAATGGTCCGCTCCTGACGGGTGTGCGTTGGATGATCCCGATGCGCTGTGCCAGGCGAATCCGAGTATCGGTTTCGGTGGTATGACGGTGCAGTCTCTGGCTTCCGATGCAGCTGGTATGACCGAGGCTGGTTTCCGTACTGAGGTGCTGTGCCAGTGGGTGACTGCCGATGTGGACACGTATCTTGACCCTGAGAAGTGGAAGCGTGGCAGTGATGCTGGTTCGTCTATCGAGGATGGTGGGCGGATCGTTCTCGGGATCGATACCACGGCTGACGGTTCGGTCACTTGGGTGGCCGCCGCGGGCATGAGGTCTGATGGCTTGACTCACGTGGAGGTGGTGACTCGCAGGGATGGGATGATGTGGGTCCCTAACCTGCTCAAACGCATCCGTGACACCACAGGTGCCAATGAGGTTGCCATCCAGGGCAGGGGTTGCCGTGCGGTGGATCTGATCGATCCCCTGGCCGAGCTTGGCTTCCAGGTTGATTCAATAGACGGGCCTCGTCTGGGGGCGTCCACGGGCCAGTTCCGTGACCGTGTGCGCGAGGAGAAGCTCCGGCACTTGCCTCAGCCTGCGATCGATGAGGCGGTATCCGCTGGCGTCGCACGCAAGCTCGGCGATGTCGAGGTGTGGGATCGCAACAACTCCATGATGGACATTTCCGGTCTGATCGCAGAGACGTACGCCTTGTATGGGCTTGAAATGTTCGAAGCTTCTAATTCTTCGATGACCGCCTCCGCTTATGCGGAGCATGGTCTGATGGTTCTCTAGGAAGGGGGCTTGTGTGAGTGTTTGGTCCACTATTTCGGGCTGGTTCAATCGTCCCCTGGTAAACATCACTTTCACGCAGGATGATGTGGCTCAGGTGCTGGGGCAGTCTCCGGCGCAACTGTATGCCACACAGCCGCATCTTCGCACGGTCATCTCCTTCATGGGCGACAACGTTGCTCAGGTCGGATTGCAGCTGTTCAACCGTGAATCCGATACGAACAGGATACGTATTACTGACGATCCACTGAACGCTTTGCTGAATAGGCCGAATCCCGACATGACGCAGTTCGAACTGTTGCGTTCACTGGTGTGCGATATCGCGCTCTATGACGTCGCCTACTGGATCGTGGTGCAGGCTGATTCCCCTTCGGGGTGGATGATCCGACCTATCCCTCCATCGTGGGTGACGATGAAGAAGCAGGGAGACGTGTTCTCCCCGCAGGTGTTCACGGTCGATCCCGAGCAGGGGCATGCCGTCGACATCAAAGCCGAGGACATGATCGTGTTCCATGGGTGGAATCCCTGCGATCCAGCGTCCGGCGTCTCACCTATCAG